AGATCTAATAGACAATGCAGACAAAGTTAGATTATTAATTGATCCAACATCTTCTTATGCAAAAGCTGCGGCTGCTGCTATGGGAAGAGCTATGGATGATGTAATCATCACAGCTTTAGGCGGAACAGCATTTTCAGGTGAAACAGGATCTACTTCTGTAACACTACCTGCTGGTCAAAAACCTTACAGTGCTTCACAAACTGATGGTTTAACTATAGCTAAACTTTTAGATGCTAAAAAAATCCTAGACTTAGCAGATGTAGATCCATCTATACAAAGATACTTTGTATGTGGACCAAGACAAATTGCTAACTTATTAGGAACAACGCAAGTTACATCTAGCGACTTCAATACAGTTAAAGCATTAGCACAGGGTCAATTAGACTCTTTCCTAGGTTTTAAATTTATTGTGTCTAACAGATTAGCATTTGATGCAACTAACACTGACGACAGACTATGTTACGCCTTCACACAAGACGCTATTAAATTAGCGGTTGGTCAAGATGTTATAGCGAGAATTGATGAGAGAGCTGACAAATCGTACAGCACTCAAGTTTATTACGCTATGAGCATTGGTGCAACTAGAATGGAAGAAGAAAAAGTTGTAGAAATAGCTTGCGACGAATAATAACTAAATAGGAGAATAAAACATGTCAAACGCAAATAGTGATCTAGTAACTAACTTTGTTGCTGTTCCTCAGGTATTAAACCCTGCTCAACAGTTACAAGGCGTGAAAAGGATTGCTCAAGGAACAATAGCACTTGTTGCTGGTGATTTAGGAGCTAACGATACAGTTATGTTAGCACCTATCCCAAGCAATGCGAGTATTACTTCAATCAAGTTGTTTAATGACGACTTAGATTCAGGTTCTACAAATACTGCTGACGTTGGTTTATATACTACAGCTTTAGCTGTGGTAGATGCTGACGCTTATGCTTCTGCGATTACAGACTTAAGAGCTGCTGTAAAAACAGGAACTGAAGTAGCATTTGAAGCTAGAGATATAAACAAAATGGGACAAAAAGTTTGGCAAGATGCTGGACTTTCTTCTGACCCTGCATTAACTTACTTCGTAGGAATTAGTTTTCCTGCGGCTGGAGATACTGCTGGTGATTTAAGTTTCATTATTGAATACGTAGTTAGCTAATAACTAACTTTAATAGTGGGGACTAAAAATCCCCACTATCCATCAATGAAAAAAACCAACGAAATAAAAACCATTTTACATTTACAAAATAAAGATTATATCTATCGCTATGTTCTAGTTGATAGATTTAAACATACATCAACAGCACATCATGGTTTTGATAAAGATTTAGAACTTACAGAGGCAGAGATATTTGCTTTAGTTAAACCAAGAAAACTAAGAAGAAAGTACATTATTAAGAATGACTCTAAGTGATTTTAATCCAAGATTATTAGACATCTATGCAGAACCTAAACATTTAGTGCATTTTGAATGGAATAACTCTAGTGATGTTTATAGATACGCATTAGTTGAGATTATTAAACAAAATAAGATTAATTCAAGAACTAAACAAAAATTAGATGAACTTCAATTATCTCAAGAAGATATTTGGAAAAAATACAATATTGTAGTAAAGAAAGATTAATATGGCTTCAGTTGTTCAAATATGTAATGGTGCGTTAAATCAATTAGGTGCATCCACAATCTTAACTCTTACAGAAGATTCTAAGAACGCTAGGCTTTGCAATGCTAGATTTGAGAACGTAAGAGATGCAGTATTTAGACATCACCCTTGGAACTGTTTACAAAAAAGATTAGCACTTCCAGCAGATACAGAAACTCCAGCTTGGGGATTTACAAAACAATTTACACTACCTGCAGACTGCTTAAGACTACTTAGAATATTTGATTATGAATCTGATCATTTAGTAGAAGGTAGAAAGATATTATCTAATAGCACTACAATGAAAATTTTATATGTATCAAGAGTTACAGATCCAAATGAATATGATGAATTACTAAGAGAAGTTTTATCTGCTGCGTTAGCTGCTGACATTGCTTATGCAGTTACATCATCTAATCCTGTTGCAACACAAATGTATTCTTTGTATCAAGAGAAATTAAAAGATGCTAGATTTGTAGATGCTACTGAAGGATACAATACAGATCCAGAAGCAGGATCATCATCTGTTATAGATTCAAATACGTTTATTAACTCTAGGTTTTAAAAACCATGGCTAGAGTTGCTGTTCAATTAACAAACTTTACAGGCGGAGAATTATCACCACGATTAGATGGTAGAAATGATCTAGCTAAATACGCATCTGGTTGTAAAACATTACAGAACATGATTGTTTATCCTCATGGTTCTGCAGCTAGAAGACCAGGTACAAACTTTGTAGCAGAAGTAGAAAACTCTGCAGAAAAAACAAGATTAATTCCTTTTGAATTTTCAACAACACAAACTTACATCTTAGAATTTGGCGATCAGTATATTCGTTTTTATAAAGATGGTGGTGCAATATTAGAAGCTAATAAAACAATCACAGGTATCACTCAAGCAAACCCAGGTGTTGTTAGTTCAACAGCTCATGGTTATTCTAATGGAGATACTGTTGTTATTTCTGGTGTTGTAGGAATGACACAAGTAAATGGCAAAAGATTTAAAGTAGCAAGTGTTGCAGCTAATACATTTGCATTACAAACCATTGATGGAACAAATGTAAACACAACATCTTACACTGCTTACACATCTGGTGGTATTGCAAATAGAGTTTATCAAATTGCAACTACTTATTTAACTGCAGATCTATTTCAAATTAAATATGCTCAATCAGCAGATGTCATGTATTTATGTCATCCTGATTATTCAGTTAAAAAATTATCAAGAACTGGTCATACCTCTTGGACTATTACAGAAGTAGATTTTACAAATGGTCCATACTTAGATGATAATATTACAGCAGTAACTTTTTCTTCATCTGCACACACAGTAGGAACTGCTAGAGATTTAACTGCCTCTGCTGCAACCTTTGCTTCAACTGATGTTGGAAGATTAGTTTCTTTCAGAACTGGCTATGGAGAGATTACTGCATTTACAAGTTCCACTGCTGTTACTTGGACTATTATAAAAGATACAGGTTCTGGTTCTTCATCTGTGGACTGGGCATTAGGAGCTTTTTCAGATACGACTGGCTATCCTTCTTGCGTAACCTTTTATGAACAACGATTAGTATTTGCAGGTACAGAAGCTCAACCACAAACATTATATTTTTCTAAATCAGGTGATTATGAAAACATGGATGAGAATAGAGGTGGAACGATTGCAGATGATGATGCAATTATTTATACAATCGCTTCTAACCAAGTTAATGCAATTCGTTTTTTATCTGCAACACGAACTCTAATTGTAGGAACTGTAGGTGGTGAGTTTTCAGTATCAGGCGGTGGATCAGATGATCCTGTTACTCCAACAAACATATTAATTAAAAAACAATCTAACCATGGCTGTGCAAATATAGATGCAATACCTGTAGGTAACGTAACTCTGTTTTTGCAACGTGCTAAAAGAAAGATTAGAGAACTAGCTTATAACTTTGATGTGGATGGTTATGTTGCACCTGATATGACAATCTTAGCTGAACATATTTCTGAAACTGGTTTTAACGAATTATCTTATCAGCAAGAACCTAATCAAATCATCTGGGCTGTAAGAGAAGATGGTCAATTAGCTGGTTTAACTTATCAAAGAGAACAACAAGTTGTTGCTTGGCATAGACATATATTTGGTGGTGCATTTAGTACAGGTAATGCTGTATGCGAAACTGTAGCAACCATACCTACTAATGATAAAGAATATCAAACATGGATTATTGTTAAACGTACAATCAATGGTGTTACAAGACGTTATGTAGAATACTTAAATCAATTTGATTTTACAGAAACAGATAACACAACATTTAATTTCTTAGATTCACAACTTGCTTACTCTGGATCTGCAACGACTACTATTACTGGTTTAGATCATCTTGAGGGACAAACTGTATCTGTTCTTGCAAATGGTTCAACGCATCCTGATAGAACTGTAACTAATGGATCTATTACTTTAGCAAGATCATCTACTAAAGTTAAAGTTGGTTTATCTTATACATCCATATTACAAACTATGAGAATAGATGCTGGATCTCAAAATGGTACATCACAAGCTAAAACAAAACGAATTTATAATATTACAGTTAGACTTTATGAGTCTATTGGTGTAGAAGTTGGTCCAGATCTAAATAATATGGAAGCTATTCCATTTAGATCCTCAGCACAATTAATGGATACAGCTATTCCTGTATATACTGGGGATAAGGAAGTAGAGTTTAGAGGAAACTACGAAACAGATGGTCATATCTATGTTCGTCAAACTCAACCTTTACCTTTAACAGTTTTATCGTTATATCCAGAATTGATTACAAATGATGGTTAATAAATTAATTATAATTCCTTATAAACAAAATCATGGTAAAATAATCATGCAATCACAAATGAACCACATGCTTACACAGAAAGACGCATCATTTATTATTAATGATAACAATAAAGAATGTATGGATCTAGAACAAGAGCATCTAGCATTTACAGGATTAATTAATGATAAGGTTATTGCAGCAGCTGGTATGAAAAGAATATGGGGTAATGTTGCTGAGGGTTGGTTTATTGCTAAGAATGATGTTTGGAATTATCCAATAACTATTGCAAAGGCTGTAAAGCAAAACATAGATTATCTTGCAACATCTAATAATATTAAAAGATTACAAACTGCAGTAAGAGCTGACTTTGGAATTGGTATAAGATTTGCTAAGTGGTTAGGATTTAATAACGAAGGATTAATGAAAAGCTACGGATTTGATGGTACTGATCATTATAGAATGGCAAGGATATATTAATGGGACTAGAAACAGCTTTAGCTGCCGTAACATTTGAAACTGCAGTAGCAGGAGCATCTCTTGGTGTGAGCTTACTTCAGGCTTCACAACAAAGTGCTTCTGGAAAATATAATCAAGCTATTCAAAATAGAAATTCACAGATAGCCGAACAAGAAGCTCAACAAATAGAAAAACAAAAAGAATTTGATATACAAAGATTTGATAAAAACTTTTCACAATTACAATCACAAGCCACAACTAGAATTTTAAAATCTGGGGTTGAATTACAAGGAACAGGATTAAGAGTATTAAGAGCTAACGCTGAAGAAGCTGAAGTTGAAAGAAATGTTATTACTTATAATTCTCAAGTTGCTGCAGCACAAAGAAGAGAATCAGGAAATTTGTTTAGAATACAGGGACAGTTTGCAGCACAACAAGGAAAACAAGCTGCAATAGGAACATTATTCAAAGGTGCAACAACATTTGCAGGATCATCAGCTGGTAAAAGTTTATTAACATCTACTGAAGGATAATTTTAATGTCAAGAGATTACAAAAGTGAATATAAAAATTATCATTCTAAATCAGATCAAAAGAAAGATAGAGCTGGTAGAAATGGTGCTAGACAAATTTTAAAGAAGAAATATGGAAGTAGTTTACTTGGAAAAGATGTAGATCATAAAGATAGAAATCCAAGAAATAACAATATAAGTAATTTAAGAGTACAATCTAAATCAGTAAACAGAGCAAGGAATCAATAATGCCAAAGATACCTACATTTGAAGCACAACAAAGAACAACAACTCAAGTTCCTTCAGTTGCAAGTCAGTTCCAAGTTCCTGTTGAAAAGGCAGGATCTGCTTTTGGTGCAGTTGCAGGAGCATTAGATGCTGTATCAGAATATTATGCAAGAGAACAGGCAATTAAAGACAAAACAGAAGCAACTAAAAATTATTTAGAATTAGATTTAGAGTTAGATAAAATACAAAAAGGTGCTATTCAAAATATAGATCCATCTCAAGCTACAGAAACATTTCAAAAACAATTTGAATTTTTAAAAAAAGAAAAACTTTCTGGAATAAAGAATAAAGCTGCAGCTAAAATACTAGAAGATAAATTAAATTTAGAATTTGTAACAAGATCAGCTCAAGTAACTAAAGGATCTAGAGATCAATTAGATCTACAATATAATAATACTTGGAATAATGAATACCAATTAAATATGGCTAAATATACTAGCACTGAAGATCCAAATGAAAAACAAGTTTATAAATCTCAAATGGATCAAGGAATTGTTAGTAGAAATTTATATTTAAATGATGGTCCAATAAAACTTCAAGAAGATTTAAAAAAGAATAATGCAACATTAATTGAAATGGATGTTGACAGATTAATTAATAAAGAAAAATATGATGAAGCAAAAGCATATCTTACAGATTTAGACAAAACTAAAGATTTAGATATTAAAAAACGTGCTGACTTCTTAGATAAAATTGAAAAACAATCATTAGAAGTAAATGAAACTAAAGCATATTCAAATAAAATAATTGAAGGAACAAATCCTTTCTTAGCTGCAACACCTACAAAAACTACTGAAAAGAAAGTATTACAGTTTACAGAGAAGACATTAGCTCAAGAAGCAAATAAACAAAATTTAAGTGAAGAACAAACATTTGCTTATATTGATGAGAAATTTTCTAAATCAGGTTTATTATCTCCAACATATCAATCAACACTAAAAGCTGGATTTAATGCTGGATCAATAACTACATTTGATAAACCATCTGATCTTCCTAAAACATTAGTTCAAGCAGTTAAAGTTGCTGAATCTGCACAAAAAACTGGAAGATTAAATGTTTATACAACTGAAGAAGAAGAAAGATTCTATAGTAATATTATAGCTTTAAAATCAGTAAAAGGATTAGATGATTACCAAGCAATTAAAACTGCTAAAGAAGTACAAGGTAAATTAAATAAAAATATTATAGCTAACTTTAAATCTCAACAAGATAAACTTCAAACACAAATTGATTCTGATTTTACTTCAAGAAAGTTTTTTGGAAAAGCTGAAAAAGTAGCTAACATTAATGAAGTACAATTATATGGAGAAAAGTTATTTAATATTTATACAGCAATGAATTTTTCATCTACAGAAGCAAAAGATCAAGTTCTTGAAGATTTAGATAAGAATATAGATCAAGTAGATGGATATGCTTATTTAAAAAGAGATTTAAATGCTTTTAAATCTATTGGTGGTGTAGAGAATGTACCAAAAATAAAAGAATACATTGTTAAAAATAATTTAACAAAAGAAGAAAATGATCCTAAAGATTACTTCTTAAGACATAATGGAGCTGGTCAATTTGAAATAAGAAGAAAAGTTGATATTGCACCAGTATATGACAAGAATAATAATCCAATGATTTTCTATGCTAAAGATTTATTTAACATTGCTAATCAAATTAATATTGATGTTGAAAAAGAAGCTATGCAATCTGCTCTTAAAGCTCAAGAAAAGACGCAAGGTAGAAAAAAACAACAAGCTGAAACAGGTTTTGGCGTAACTGGACCATAAACATGGCTGAAAATAATGCGTTGAATTTAGTCTTAAATACAGACTATCTTACAGTGCAAGACGAAAAAGCATTACAAGCTAAAAAAGAATCTGAAAAAATATCTTTAACAGAAGGTATATCTTTAGCTGTACAACAAGAACAAATATTACCATCTATTCTTAGAGCTGCTAATCATCAAGAATTAAATCCAGATTATGATTTTAAATTTACTGAAGAAAAATTCAAAGAAGTTTCGCAAGGAATAAATCCAGATTATTGGGATAATTTTGCTGATGCAAGTTCAGAGGCACAAGCATATCAAATAAGAGAAAAGATTTTACAAGCACAAGACGCAAATGAAAAGTTAAGTACATTAGGATGGAAAGGTACTGGTTTAAGAGTGGCTGCTACATTAATAGATCCAACAGCTCTTGTTGCTGATGGTGTTACATTTGGTCTTGCTAGACCATTTATCTACGCAAACAAAGCCTCTAGAGCTTCTAAGTATATTAAATCAGGATTAGTTGGTGCTGGTCAAGCTGGTTTAGTTTCTGCTCCTGTTTTAGCTGCCGATCCAACTAGAGATCTTGATGAATTAGGTTATATTATGGCTGCAGGTGGTTTTATTACTGCTGGACTTACTAGATTTCTAGCACCTAAACATCCTGATATTTTAGAATTTGAAGCTAAATCTCAAAAGTTTGCCAATTCTATTGAAAGAACAACATTAGAAAATGATGGATTTAAAATAACTCCACAAGGTGAAAAATATTTTGGGGCTAAACAAGAAATTAGTTTAAATAAAAATATTAATGAAGTTGATGAATTATATAAAGATCAATTAACAAATATTCCAGTTAATCAATTAAAATATTCAGCACAAGAATTAGATACAATTAAATCTATTAAAGAAGGTTTTGGTGATGATCAATTATTAAATGATTTCTTTGATAGAATAGATCAAACACCAGGAACAGCAAATCCATTAAAAGTAAGATTAGATAAATCATTTGTATTAAGAAGATCTGAGAATCCATTAATGAGATCTGCTTCAGAAAAAATAGCTGAAGATCCAGTTGGTAACATAGATAAATCTACATCTATTTTAACTGCTGATCTTCATAAGAACAATTATGCTGCTACTAAAACTACTCAGTTTTACAAAGACTATGAACCAGAATTTAGAAACTTTTTAAAAGAAACAGGAAGATCAACTAATTTTATTAAATATAATTATAATGATCGTCTTGAATTTTCTAGACTTGTTTCAAATGCTACAAGAGGTGAAGGTACTGAATTAAAAAGTGTACAACGTGCTGCAGAAGCACCTAAAAAAATATTTAAAAATTTTCTTGATGATGGAAAAAAATATAATGTTAAAGGAATGGAAGATATTATTGATAATCAAAATTATTTTCCAAGACATCATTCAATCGGTAAGTATCAAGATTTAGGAGAAAAAATTGGTCAGCAAAATATTGTTAAGTTTTTAAGTAATTCATTAAGAAAAGGATCTGATAATTTAACTGAAGAATCTGCTTTAAAAATAGCAAGTAATATATTTAAAATTGTAACAAGATCTAAATTAAGAGATGGATTGGCAGTTAATAGATTATTAAAATCAACAGACGAAACTGATCTTAAAAACTTAATTAAAGATTATACTGATTTAAATGAAACAGAAATTAATGATTTAGTTAAAGCATTAGCTAAAGATAGAAAACCAAATCTTCCAGCAAGACTAAGAAGAAGAGCTTCATTTGATGAATCTCATGAAGAGGTTATAAATGGAGTTAGAGTTAAATTTTCTGATTTATTAAATAATAATACAGAATCTGTTGTTGGTGGATACATACAACAATTATCTGGTCATATTGCTCTTGCAAGAATTGGTATTAAATCAAAAGAAGATTTTAATAAAATATTAAATAGAATTATAGATGGATATAATTTACCAGAAGTAGCTTCAAAATATAAAGGAACAGTTGGAGAAATAAAAAAGAAGTTTGAATTAGATACATTAGAAACAATTTATAAAAATATATTAGGAATACCAACAGAAGCAGATATTACTGGTGCTTATGCAACTGTTACAAGAAATATTAGAAAATATAACTACGCTAACATATTCAACCAAGTAGGATTTGCACAGATTCCAGAGCTTGCAAACGTAATAGCAAATGCTGGAATTAAATCATTTGTTAAATATATTCCTGAATTTAAAAACATTGTATCAAGAGCAAAAACAGGAAAATTAAAAAATGAATTTCTTGATGAAATAGAAACATTAGTAAGTGGAACTGGATCAAATAGATTGGTTGATTCTGTAATTAATAGAACTGATGATTTTGCTGGTGTAACTACATCAGTTGGTAAGATTGAAAAAACATTAGATATAGCAAGTAGAATTACTTCTGACTTTTCTGGATTTCATATTGTTGATACGTTATCAAGAAGATTAGCAGCAATAAGTTCGTTTGATAAAATTGCTAGACATGCTTTTGGTGATTTGAAATTAACAGCATCTGATATTGCAAGATACAAAAATATTGGTTTTACAGATGCAGATTTACAAGCTGTATTAAAAAATATTAGAGAAAAATCTTCATTTGTTGAAGGTGGATTAACAGGAAGAAAAATAAGAAGATTGAATGTAGATCAGTGGGATGATCAAGATTTAGTTAATCGTATGTCTTTATATATGTCTAGACATTTAAAAAGAGTTATTCAAGAAGCAAACTATGGAGAGATGGTTGCTATAGGTGCTGATTCATCAACTGGTAAATTATTATTACAATTTAGAAATTTTATGTTGAATGCTTATGGTAAACAATTAGTTCATGGTATTCACATGAAAGATTTTACAGCTTTCTCTGCTGCCATGTCTTCAGTATTTATAGCTTCATTAGTTTATGTTGCTCAGACTTATGCTCAATCAGTTGGTAAAGGAAGACAACAGAAAGAAGATTTCTTAGAAGAAAAACTAAAATTAGGATCTATTGGTAAAGCTGCATTTCAAAGATCAACATACTCCACAATATTTCCTACATTAATTGATACTGGTGCTTATTTTTCTGGTTTTAATCCTTTATTTAATTATAGAACAACAGGATTGGATGCTAATATTATAACTGGAAATCCTACATATACACTATTCTCAAATGCTGGTACTGCAGTAAGAAATACTGGTAAAGCAGTATTTGATGATCAATATGATTTTAGTAAATCAGATGCAAATAAATGGTTAAGAATACTTCCTTACCAAAATATGTTAGGTATTAAGAACGTAATGCAATATTTAATTGATGGTTCTGATTTACCAGAAAAATCAAAATAAATATGATAGACATTAACAACATAATTTAATATAGACAAACCATGACAATATCTTCAACTACAGTTAGAAACAGTTATAGTGGTGATGGTTCAACTACCACGTTTAGTTATACATTTAAGATATTCCAAGACTCAGATATTCAAGTAATCATTCGTTCAGCTAATGGAACTGAAACAACTAAAACTATTACAACTCACTATACAGTAACAGGTGCTGGTGTGTCTGCTGGTGGTACAGTTATATTCACATCTGGTAATATTCCTACATCTACACAAACAGTAGTATTAAGACGTAACATTCCACAAACACAATCAATAGATTATATCGCTAACGATCCATTCCCTGCTGAATCTCATGAAGAAGGTTTAGACAGAGCAACAATGGCAATTCAACAATTACAAGAAGAAGTTACAAGATCTTTAAAACTATCTAAAACAAATACAATGACATCTACAGAGTTTACTGTGGGTGCATCTGATCGTGCTAATAAAATTCTAGCATTTGATACTAATGGTGAATTAGCGGTTACTCAAGAGCTTGGAACTAATAGAGGAAACTGGGCTACTGCCACAACATTTAATGCCAGAGATATAGTAAAAGATTCATCTAACAATAATATTTATATTGCTAACACTACACACACTTCTGTTGGCACGACTCCTATCAGTTCTAATGCTGATGTAGCTAAATGGGATTTAATTGTTGATGCACAAGCTGCAACGAATGCTGCTAACAATGCTTCTAACCACGCATCTAATTCATCAAACTTTGCTAACAATTCATCTAACAGTGCTAACGCTTCAGCAAACCATGCTAGTAACTCATCTAATTTTGCTAACAATGCTTCTAGCAGTGCATCTAATGCTGCTGCATCTGAAGCTAGTGTAAGTGCTAATGCTAACGCATCTGCAAACTCTGCAGCCAATGCAAGTAACTTTGCAAATAATTCTAGCAACAGTGCAAACTCTGCATCTAATCATTCTGCTAATAGCTCTAACTTTGCTAATAACAGTTCTAATCACGCATCTAACAGTTCTAATTTTGCAAACAATTCTAGTAACTCTGCAAATGCTTCGTCTAATCATGCAAGTAATTCATCTAATCATGCAGCGAATAGTTCTAACTTTGCAAACGCATCTTCAAATCATGCGTCAAACTCTAGCAACTTTGCAAACAATAGTTCTAATCATGCGTCTAATAGTTCTAACCATTCTGCAAACTCTAGTAACTTTGCGAACAATAGTTCTAATCATGCTTCAAATTCTAGCAATTTCGCCAACAACTCTAGTAACTTTGCTAACACTGCTAGTAACTCAGCCAACGCTGCAAACTCAGCAAGAGATGCTGCTCTAGCTGCTGCTGATAATTTTGATGATGTTTATTTAGGTTCTAAAGCTACTGATCCTGCATTAGATAATGATGGTGATGCTTTAACAGCAGGAGATTTATATTACAATTCAACTGCAGGTAACTTAAAATACTACACAGGTTCTGCTTGGATAGCTGTTACTTCAGGTGGTATTACAGATTTAGTACAAGACACATCACCACAATTAGGTGGTGCTTTAGATGTTAATACATTCTCAATTACATCAACTTCTAATGGAAATATAACATTACAACCAAATGGAACTGGAGATGTAGTATTATCTGCAGATACAGTTAAAATTGGAGATAGCAATACTGATGCTGTTCTAACTACAGATGGTACTGGTGATATAACTATTAGCACAAACTCTGGATCTAATTCAGGAACAGTTAAAATATTTGATGGTGTTAATGGTAATATAGAAATAACTCCTAATGGATCAGGTGTTGTTAAATTAGATGGATTATCTTATCCAACAGCTGATGGTACAGCAAATCAAGTATTAAAAACTGATGGTTCTGGTAACTTATCTTTTACAACATTAACATCAGATGGAACTGTTGATTGGGACACAACAGTTAAGACATCAGCATTTACTGCAACTGCTAATAAAGGATATTTTTGCAATACAACTTCTGCCGCATTTACAGTTACACTACCATCTTCGCCAAGTGCTGGAGATGAAATTGTAATTGTAGATTATTCAGGAACATTTGCGACAAATAATCTTACTATTTCAGCAACACCAAAAATAAATGGTTCTAATAATGATGTTTCATTAACTACAAATAGAGAAGCAACAAGATTAGTTTATATAGATTCAACACAAGGTTATATAGCTTATAGTGGAGTTAATGAAGGTACAGCACCTTCTTTAACTGATGTTCCAGCTACTTATTCAGTAGATTTTTTAGTTATAGCTGGAGGAGGAGGTGGTGGTGCACCTTATGGTGGTGGAGGAGGTGGTGCTGGTGGTTATAGAACATCAACTCAAACAGTAACACCAGGAACAGTAATTACAGTAACAGTAGGTGGGGGTGGAGCAGGTGGTGGTGATGGTACAGTACCATCAGTTCAAGGAACAACAGGAACAAATTCTTCAATATCAGGAACTGGACTTACAACAATAACATCAGCAGGCGGTGGCGGTGGAGGTGGATATGCACAAGCTGCTTTAAATGGTGGTTCTGGTGGAGGTGTAGGTTCTCAAACATCACCAAATACTGGTGGTTCTGGAAACACACCAAGCACATCTCCTAGTCAAGGAAATAATGGTGGTACTGGAGGTTCTGATCAATATTATGGTGGTGGTGGTGGTGGAGGTGCTGGTGCAGTTGGTGGTAATTCAGATGGATCAACGACTACTTCAAATGCAGGAGGTAATGGTACAGCATCTTCAATAACAGGTTCTTCAGTTACAAGAGCAGGTGGTGGAGGTGGTGCTAATGGTAATAGATTAAGTGCAAGTACAACAAGAAGTCCAGGAGGCACTGGTGGAGGTGGAGAAGGTGGAACAGGTACTTCTGGTTCAGTAAATGGTACAGCTGGTTCAACAAATACTGGTGGTGGCGGTGGAGGTGGCGGTTCTACAGCTGCTCCACAAACTTTTGGCACTGGTGCTTCAGGTGGTTCAGGAGTTGTTATATTAAGTATGCCTGATGCTAGTTATTCAGGAACTACAACTGGTTCTCCAACTGTTGCTACAGGAGTTTCAGGAAAAACAGTTTTAACATTCAATGGAAGTGGGAGTTACACAACATAATGGCTAGTTTTGCAAAAATAGGATTAAACAATAAAGTGATTGAAGTTCAATCGGTAGTAAATGAAGTTTTACATGATGCTAATGGTATAGAACAAGAAGCTATTGGTATAGATTTTCTAACTAAACTTACTGGTTGGGCTATTTGGAAACAAACATCTTATAATACATCAGGCGGAGTTCATACATTAGGTGGAACACCTTTAAGAAAAAATTATGCAGGAATAGGATTTATTTATGATGAAGATAGAGATGCTTTTATTCCTAAGAAACCTTTTAATTCTTGGGTATTAAATGAATCTACTTGTTTGTGGGAATCACCTATACCTTATCCACAAGATAACAATAAATATAAGTGGAACGAACAAAATCAATCTTGGGATTTAATAGAAGTATAGTATATTAAAAAACGAAAGGAAAGATAATGTCAGAAGTAATAAAACTTCATGAACCTAAATTTGAAAATTCATCTTGGAATTTTGAAATAGATCAAACTAATTTTTACGCATTTTGGAATAACGCATTTTCAAAAGAAGAATGTCAAACAATAATTAATATAGCAAAAGATAAAGGTTTAATTAAAGGAAAAACCAAAGGTGAATCTGATGTAAGAGATTCTAAAATATCTTGGTTATATCCTATTGATGGTATGGATTGGGTATTTCGTAGAGTAACTGACATCACACTAAACCTTAATGAAAGATTTTTTAAGTTTGATTTATTTGGATTAAATGAAGGATTCCAATTTACCAATTACGAAGCACCTTCTGGTAAATATGGAAAGCATGTTGATAGAGGAATGAATATGGCAGTTAGAAAATTATCTATATCTATTCAACTAACAAATCCTGAAGAATATGATGGTGGTGAACTTTATCTTTATGATGATGATAAAGGAACTATTATGGATAAAGCACAAGGAACATTAATTATATTTCCTTCTTATGTGCTACACGAAGTTATGCCAGTAACTAAAGGTGAAAGAAATTCATTAGTAACTTGGGTAACTGGTAAACAATTCAAATGACAGTTAGAAAATTATCTATTGAAGCAACAATAAAACGATACACAAATGAAAATGGTTTTGCTTGGGGTATTAATACTGTAATGAAATCCTTAGCACCTGACGCAAGTTTTGATTTAACTTCTGCTGGTGAATTTATTATAGACAGATGGGATTCTCCTTTGCCACAACCTACATCTCAAGAAATAAGAGATGAATATATTAGGCAGCAAACTATAGCTGAGTGCATTGAATACTTTAATAAAGTAAAATGAATATCATAATAGCTATTCCATGTTATGGAGGGAATATATCTAATCTAACATTCCATTCATTATTTAATATCATTAAACCTTTAAATGATATGGGACACAATCTTAGGATTGAAACACTACCAACAGAGTCTTTGATCTCAAGAGGTAGGAATAAATTTGTTACTAAGTTCTTAGACAATAAAGAATTTAATGGAACACATCTATTGTTTATAGATTCAGATATAGGTTTTACATTAGAGAATATATTAAGAGTTATAGAATTTAATAGAGAAGTTGTTACCTGTACCTATCCTGTTAAAGGATTCTATTGGGAGCAATTACTTAAACGTATTAAAGAAAATAATAATATAGATGAGAAAACAATGCGTGATTATTTATTACAGTTCAATGTTAATCTTTATCCTAACACACAATTTAACAATGGCTTTGCAAGAGTAAAGGAAAGTGCCACAGGATTTATGATGATACGTAGAGAAGTTTTTACTACTATCATGCAAAAGTTTCCTCATCTTAAATACAAACCAGATCTAAGAACAGGAATAGAAGGATCAGATAACGCATACGATTTCTTTCCTGTTGGCTGTTATAAAGAAAAGGATGGAATAACAAGATACTTATCTGAAGATTATTACTTCTGTAGATTAGCTGAAGAGTGTGGCTTTGAGATCTGGACTGATTTATCTACACCAATTACTCACTTGGGTTCTACCGAATATCATGGTATGTTTATGACTCAACTAAACAAGAAATAATATGATTACATTTATTATTGGTTTAATAGCTGGAGTTGCTGTAGGTTACGCCTACAAAGATGAACTTAGCAAAGCTATTGAATCTATCAAAGCAATATTAAAAAAATAGTATTGAAATTTGTGCAACGCAACATTATATGTTGTAGCATGATACCATATAACGAACATGAACTGGAGTTTTTAAATGCTTGATTACAAATCATTCAAAGAATACTGGACTAAGTTTTATGCAGATGCTTTTGAAGATGCTAAGAAGTTTTGGAAAGACTATGCTAAAGCAGTTGAGGAATTCTACAATAAAAATAAATAAATAATAGTTGTAAAACAATAAGTTATAAAAAATAATTTTATTTACTTATTATTCAATTAACACTAGTTGGCTTTTGCCAAACCAACTAATAGGAGTTAGCATGGCAAAGAAACCTAAATCAGCTGAAGATATAATTTATCAGATCAAAGATCTGTTAGATGATCTTGAGTTGCGTATAAATCCAGAAGATTCTTATGATGATGAATCAGAAGATGAGGATCTTGATATAGACGAAGAAGAAGACGAAGAAGAATAGTCTATATAATAGGGGTGGTGAATAGCCACCCTTATTTTCAACACAATCTATAATTGACTTTTTATCAACAGACACTATACCTAGTGTATGAAGAGAAAGAAAACAGCTATATCTGCTACCTCAGTTCGTTTATCTGC